GTTGCACTAAAAAATGAGGCAGAACTTGCAGAGGCAAGACTTCAAGGTCTTATAGAAAAGTTTGACTTACAAGCGGAAAAGCAAAGACAAATTCGTGATGACGAGAGGCTATCTATAGATGAAAGAATAGCAGCCAATGAGAGATTAGGAGAAATCCTTCAAGAGCAACAAACAGCACAACTTGAACAAGCTCAAAAGATATTAGATTCTGCAAATGCAAATCTTTTGAAAGACAAAGATAACATAGAGTTCAAAAAGGCACAAATCCAAGCAGAGAACGAATTGGCAGCAACAAAGGCACAAGTAGCTGGTTTTGAAGCAGAGCAACTTACAAACTTAGTTTCTTTGGAAAGAGAGAGATTAGAACTGCAACTTGCACAAAAGCAAAACGACTTAGACGTTCTTAGAATTGGAAAAGAAGTAGCTATACAAAATGCAAACACCACGAGAGAGGCTTTTGAGTTAGAAAAGCAACTATCTCAAGAGCAGTTTGAAGGTCAGCAAAGAGCCTTGATAGAAAGGCTACAGAGTTTTGAGAAAACAAGTGCAGACTATAAGGCTACCCAACAAGAGTTAGCTTTGTTAGATGCAGAGAGATTAAAAACACTAAATGACGAGAGAATAAAAGATATCAAACTTGAGCAAGAGGCACAAGATGCAAAGTTTGCTATTGCCTCAAGTGCTACTACTGCTTTGAATGGTTTGGTACAATCTCTTGCTGGAGAAAACGAGAAGGCTCAAAAGAAAGCATTCCTTTTCAACAAAGCAGCTGGGATTGCAAACGCAATCATAAATACTGCACAAGCTATTACAAAGATATTTGCAGAAACCACTGACCCAACTCCAACGCAATCTTTCAGATTTGGGAACGCAGCGATAGCATTGGCAACTGGTTTAGCCCAAGTAGCGACAATATCAAGAACTCAGTTTGGTGGCTCTTCAACTCCTACTCTCGGAGGTGCTGGAGGA